GGTATATCGTACATTACATTGTCCATGCTTGCGATAACATTTCTACCTGCGTTAGTTGTAATAATATTACCTAGCCAATGATCAAACCCTAATTCACGATATTCTTTACCGTTGGGTTTAACTAACCATGCACCTTTATAGTAACTAGCATGGCGTTTAGGATCTACAATGATTTTGCAACCAAAGGAACTAAGATGATTTATAATTTCTAAAGACCGATCTAATACACCTTTGTTGTAGTCGCTTAATATTACATAAGCATATTGCGAGAAATCATTTGCTTGAATAATGTCTAAAACTGCTGCACTATCTGCATAGGTGTCATCATCGATACGTGTGATATAATGTCCGTCGCAAATTACTCTAGTTTTAACACTACTAGTACTGTCTGTTTTAAACAATTCAGCATCGACACCTAAACTTCTAAGATTTTCAAATACAAGTCCTGCACCGCCAAATGATTCAGATTCACTTAGATACTTAACCACAGGCACGGGAGCCTCGGGACTTAACCGCTCTGAAGTTCCATAAATATATTTGTCGATTATTACATCGCCGAGAACTAGTACTTTCATATCACTATTATACTTTCTTTCCGCTTAATTGTCAAGAAGATTTATAGTTTTGAATACAGTTTCTAGTTTAGTTAAATTGACTTTGCTTTGTAGTGTATTGCGAAGTCCGTGATGCAACGGTTTTGGCCATTTAGTAAAACTGCACCAAGCATACCCATCGTGTTCGTGATTAAGTACTGGTATAAATTCCTTTTCAACTACACATAGATATGTGTGGAATTGAAACCGCTCATCAGAAGAAACAAAACTTTCTAAAGGAAGCGTCTTTTTAATTACCGGAAGTTGTCCAATTTCTTCTTGTATTTCACGTTGCAATCCCTCCCAGGGGGTTTCGGCGCCTTCGTTAGTGCCTCCAACTAATCCCCATAGATTTGCTCTCTTACCGTTAGCACGATGTAAGAATAAAAACCTATTAGTTTCTAAAGTATAAAAGAGAGCGCCGCTGCAAATTATTTTGTCCATACAAATAATTATCCGTCGAGCTCAATCCTCCATGTCCCAACTGGATAGTCGCCGTCGATGCTTAATAACCATTCGTTGTCCTTGAATCTATATTGCACACCGGTATTAAGATTTGTAGTATATGTAGTTTCGCTAATAGTACTTGCGTCAAACACAATGTTCCACGTACTTCCGTCCCATTCAATAATATCATTTGCACTAGCAATTAATGCACTATCGTCATTGTTAGTCCATGCAAGTGCTGATTCTAACGAAGCTTCACTACCAATGTCGTCTAATAATAGCAAACGCAGTCCTGGATTTAGAAGTGTTAAAGGATTGAATCTAGTAGGGTCAATAATATAATCTATACTAGTACGTCCTTCGATAATAGAATCTTGCGGGAAACTGTCGTTGTCAAAGTTAATTTCAATCTTAGCTTCGTCAAACGGATTTAATGTAAATGTACCTGTAACAGTAGTATCGTTGTCAACGCTTGACAAGTAAATTCTCGATACGTCTGCAATATACATACTTGGCAGTGCTTCAAAAATAGTCTTCCAATTTACACTACCTACTGTTCCTCTTGAAATTAGTTGCGCAGTGCCTGCTTCTATGTAAACTCCATATGTATTGTAGTTAACATTGGCCATTTCACTTGCAAGAACAGTCTGTGCTTTTCGTCCAAATTCATTTTGTACAGTTCCGGGAAACGCAAAATCGTCGTATTGATTAACTTCTGGTGCGCTAATTCCACTTTCAATAGTTCCTCGGGTCTCGTCAAACATACTTGTAATAATATTTGTAATAGCGCCCATCCTTTTAACTTTAGTGGGCGGACTAATATATATAGGAATACTAAACCCTAATGTAGCAATATCAATTTCGCTGTCAACTCCAACTGGGATGCTGCGACTACTCCATTGTATGTTTTCTAAATTAACAACAGTAATACTAGTCCAGTCAATAAAGTTATCAGTTGTTTGCATTTCTAAACTAGGATTAAACAACACGCCAATTTGTTCGAGCAATTGTAATTTTTGATCAGTGTTTGATGCCCATATATCTGCATTAACACGCATTAAATAGGGTGTAGGTATTAATCGTTCAACAGTATAACTCTTACCTTGCTCACTAGTGTATTCTCCAGTTTGGTTATCAAATGCACGTTCTCTAACATTAGTTTTGCGGGTATATGTTGCATCAGTTAATCTATCTTTGTCTAATTCTAAACCAGTAATATAAACAGAAATACGCGGAGCACTTGGTAATTTATTTTCACTATTTTCGCGAATAATGTTAGCAACTTGCCTTGTTAAATCGCCGTACATAACAGGAACTTGCTTTTGAACTCCTTTACCGTCTTGAACAGGGAAGTTCGAAAGTATACGCATCATTTGCGTAAGATATCGTCTAATCTGACCATCATAAAAATGCTGCATTAGTTATCTGCCTTAGGTCTAAGTGCTTTTGACAAGCTCTGTCTTTCTTCAACAACTTCGCCACTGATAACATTTGTTGCTGTATTATTAATAAAGCCGGATTTCAGTGTACGCCTTTCAAGAGTGTTACTTAATGTCATTCTAATATCGTCATTGACTTTTACCCATCTTGTGCCGTCATATCGAAACATTCTGTTTGGAAAGAAATCTGTACGTAAAAAATAATCGCCTTGAACATTTTCTCTCGGAAATGCAATACCAAAACCAAACGGCGCTGCATTTGGAGCAGTACCGTCGCCGTAGTTCATAATGTATCCAGTATATCCTTCACGTTCGGGAGATGTTACCGGAGTATCCGGATTAGTTTCACTTGCAATTTGCAATGCTGCTGTACCGTCTTCATTAGTAGCAACAGTGTACAAGTGACTTGTTTCAAATCCAGAACGAGGTGCATCGGCTTCTGCTTGAGCAACTATACTAGCATTAATTTGCATTTCTTTTTCGTATGTTGATAATATATCACGTAATGTAGTATCAGTATCTTCGCCTGCTGGCAAATCAAGTATTTCTGCATATTCCTGACCGTCGTATATTTGCTTTAGTTTTAGTCGATACAAGTGTGGATACCAAGTAGGACTAAATCCTTCTGCTGCACGATTAACATCCTCTACAACATAGAAGCGCTTTAATGCAAAGCTATAATCGTTAAGTGCATACTCATCTTTTAAGTGCGGTAATTCGATTACATCGCCTGCAATAATTTTTCTGCCAAGTGTTTTAACTGAACCATTAATGTGTATAGTAAGCATCAACGTGTCATTACTTAAAAACAATCCGAACTGACTTAGATCAAAGTCAATGTCTTGCACATTATAAATACCACGCATTGTATAAATATCCGGATCATACTTTCTATCTCTATTTTCTAAAAACAATAAATCTTGTATATTAGTTTCTTTTACTGCATCATACTGCGGTTGTACCGCAGTGGCATCTGCACTATCAGGATTTTGAGGTCCTAAGTATTTGTGAATGTTGATATCAGTGCCGCCAATGGTAAACATTTCATAGACTTGCTTGTCTATAAAATGATAATCATTACCGCGCTCTGGTTTATATAAACTTAATCTTGGCATATACATATTTATCGTTACCGATAAATACTAATGGAGAACTTCATATGGCTGATTTAGCAACACAAAAACAAGAAATATTTGATTATGTACACGCAATGCTCGGCGGCGGCATGGTTGATGTAGAACTCGATCCTATTCATTACGAAACAGGTTTGAATAAAGCATTGAGTCGTTATAGACAACGTAGTGATTATAGTGTAGAAGAATCATATTTGTTTATGCCTACTGTAGAAGATCAGAACGCATACATCTTACCAAAAGAAGTTGTTGAAGTTCGTCAGATTTTCCGCAGAAGTATTGGTTCGAGAACAGGCGGCGGAGACGGCGGCAGTTTATATGAGCCGTTTAATCTTGCATATACAAACACATATCTGCTATCTGGATCTCAAATGGGAGGACTAGCAACATACGATATGTTCTCGCAGTATCAAGAACTTGTAGGACGTATGTTCGGTAGCTTTATTGAGTTTAATTGGAATACAACATCTAAAAAACTTACGCTACTACAGCGCCCGAGAACTGAAGAAACTTTAATGTTGTATTGCTACAATTACAGACCAGATTTGGAATTGTTAAGCGATTATATGGCAAAACAATGGTTGAAAGATTATACACTTGCTAGTTGCAAATATATGCTAGGCGAAGCACGTAGTAAATTTGCAACTATTGCTGGTCCACAAGGCGGCTCAACTCTTAACGGTGATAGTTTGAAATCAGAAGCACAAGCAGAGATGGAAAAACTTGAAACCGAAGTGTCAATGGCAGTTGCAGGCGGCTCCGGATATGGGTTTGTAATCGGTTAATGTTAGCGCTATAATTATAGTCTACTGTAAATACAGTATGACAACATTTCAACACAAAGAAGCTAACCGTTACTTTTGGATGGTAAAGGGACATCTCATTCCTGATAGCTGGAATGAAAAAGATATCATGTCAACTTACGAATCTTACTTTGCCCGTCTCTGGGGCAATCATGAAAACTGCTATCACGAAGTAGGGTTTGAAG